ACGATGCCGTAAAAGAGGTATTGTCAATATACGGAGACTAAAAAAGGGGCTTAGGCCCCTTTTTTTATATGTGTCCTAGTCTAATCAGTGTGGCAGCTAGATTAATTTCTGGATCACTGACCAACGTATGATCTACCAGTCCTTGTTTGATAATTAAAATAGCCTTTTCTTGGCTAGCATCGTCGCCAAAGATTTCTACGTTGTCGTAAAGCCAACGATAGATTTCTTCCATTTCTTCTGGCCTAGCTTGGCTACAGATTAATTTTCTAGCCTCACTAACTTTGCCATTTTTAAATAGCTCAACCATTTCAAATTTATAGTCTTTAGTGTCCTCACTGACTTGTTGAGCATGTAATACACCATCAATACTGTTCATTTGAATGTTATTGATACACTTTCTTAGATCAGGGTAAGTTGCTCTAACATATGTATCCAATACATCAATATCAAATTCTACTTCCTCAGTGACTAAAATAGTAGCTGCTCTAGCAGTAAACTCTACAATATCAGTTTTTTCTATATGAAATGTTTGGCACCGACTATGGATTGGTGGTAAGATTTTATTAGGGTAATTACAAGTAAGAATAAATCTTACATTTTCATGAAAATCTTCCATGAGATTACGTAATGCTGGTTGAACACTGGCAGGGTTCATGTAGTCAGCTTCGTCAATGAGTACAATTTTAAAATCACCAAATGGCATTGTTTGGCAAAAGTTAATTAGTTTATCTACCCATTCAATCTTTCTAGCCTCTTTACTGCCATTAGCATAGAGCACGTCGCTATGTTGTACACCCAATTGTTCAATTAGAATTTTAGCCATTGTGGTTTTGCCCACTCCAGCACTGCCACTGAACAACAAATGTGGTATACTGCCTTCCTTAATCCAGCTTTCAATTTGATTCTTTTGATGATCATCCCTAAACACATAGCCGTCTATGTCTTTTGGCCTGTATTTTTCTACCCAAAGTTCTTTCATAATTACCTCTCTGTGCAGTTATTATACAGAAAAAAATAGGGCCAGTCAATGGCCCTATTTACCAACCAAACTATTTTAAAATTCACTGGGCTGTTCATCGGCCATTGCTAGAATGCAATCATTATCGATTTTACGAATAGTAGTGATACTACCATCTTCATTGGCCACTTCAAATCCTCTGGTCCAACGACCGTGTTCAACAAGAACCCATTCACCTAATTTAACCTCAGTTTGTTCGGGACCCACAGCATAAACTCGCCCCCAACGTGGGCGGATGCCTTCTGTTTTGCCATCGTCGCTGTTAAGTATAATGCCACCAGAAGTTACTCTAGTATCAAAATTCATATCTGCCACCAGTACGGTGTCTCTAATAGGTTTTAGTTGTCCTTTTACCATTTGTGCCTCTTATTCCGTTTTACCTTTATAATATTCCTGCATGACATCCTCACGCTTACGAATAATTTTTCCACCTGGACCAATTTCATCACCACGAGCATTTACTCTGGCATTGCCCACAGCTAATGCTAGTTCGTTTTGATTTCTTAGTTTTTCCATGTCAACTTCTTTGCCTTGCATACTTTTATATGCTTTTTTTGCGATTTCTTTCATTGCCATAATATTTCTCCTTATCTTAGAAATTCTTGCCAATCTAGACTGTATTTAATACTATCTATACGATGTACTCCTAATAGATACAGTACATAGCTGGCTACACTACTACCTCTACCCACACCCCAAACTATGTTATTGGCTCTGCAGGTATCCACTACATATTTAAGCCAACGCAGCAGGTCGAACATATTTCTATTTTCATATTCAGTTAATTCTGCCACTGCTCTTTGGTATTCTTCTTCGTTGGTAGTTTGATCTAAGACAAACTCTACGATATTAAAGTTTTTGTATTCATCTGGCATGAGCCATTCGCTTTGACAAACTTGATCAAACTCTTCAATGCTTATGTTATAGATATTAGCGTCTATTTTTTTAGTTGGTAAGTTAGTAAATTCTCCGTTGTCTTCGGTATAAATTTTATCTAACAAGTGCTCTTTATCACAGTAGATTAATTCCACCACATCGTTAACATCGTAGATTACGTTGCCAAATTTGTCAGTTTTCATGCAACTATTTTAGTTGACATTGATTAGATTGTCAAGGTCTTTTTTATTTTTTTGGAATTGTTTTTCCCAAGCGCGAGCTCGACGATCACTCAATTCTTGTTTGTAGATATCTAGGAAATTCATAATTTGTACTTTGACATCACCGTTGTTGGTTTGAAAATATTTGTGTCCAAGTTCTTGAATTTTCTTCTCTAATTCACTATCGCTTAGAGTAGACGCGTTTAGTAAAGGATTAAACATCATATGAATTCACCTACATAGTTTAAGAACACAGTGACACCGCCGTCATAGGTCCAAGCTTCAACGACCTGTTCAGCACCTGATATTGGCAATGACAAATAAAAATGACTGTTTTGGTCAAGTTCAAATCCTTGATATTTGATTTTAGTATTTGGACCTTTGCTTTCTGTGCCAAAAATTATCTTATATGTGCCACTTTTGTTACTGAGCATGTGTAATTTTATGTGATAGTTTTTGCCTATTGAACCAGTATCTGGCCAATTATTAAAACTTAATGTGGCATTGGAAGTAAACACATATTTTTGAACTTGCGCCTGTATTACATTAATAATAGTATCACCGCTGACAACACCGTTATTTTGATATTTTTCTGAGATATTATTTAATATGGCATTTTCAATAATATTGGTATTGAAGTTATTATTTTGATTTTTTAATGCGCTATATTCTTGTAAATCAGTTATTTCGACATGAGCCGCGGCTAGGCCATCTTTGATAAATCTAAAATTTTCTCTAAATCCTTGACTAGAATTATCTTGGCCTTGTACTGGAAAACTTTCATCAATTGACTCAAAATTTATATTACTACTCATATTATTATTCCGTTATTTTTAAATACGAGATATTTATCGCCATAATTTTCCTGGCCAGGATTTGGAGTCACTGAATCAATTATATAACGATCCACTGTGAAGTCTAAATTTTTAAAATCAAATTTTGAATTTTTTATATTTAAAACTATTTCTTGGGCATACCCTGGCAGGCAATAGCATAACGGTAGTGCTAATACAAATCCTAATTCTTGTCTAGTATCATCTTGGAAACTACGCATCCATAATGGGAGATAATTACGTTCGGTAATAAATTGATCCAATATTACATTTGGTACTAATGGGTCAGTCTTTTTCCAAAATCTCAATCTATCTCGCCAATTTGCGTAAGTATTGAGATATCGTATAGTGCCATTAGGGTCACTACTTAGAATGGAAGTTTGATCCACAGTGACAATGTCATTGGGGCGAGGAGCGAATGGTTCGTTTGGTGTATTATATGATGATTCCCATTCCCTATTACTGGCGTCAACAGTTAATTTAGTAGAACTTTTTGGCAGTTTTAGTTTGGGTTTTAATTTTTTATTATCTATTTCTAAAGGATCTACCAATTGTACATAGACTATTTCGTAAACATTGGTCATGGTTCCTGGTATTTTAGCCTGCGCTATTTTGACATCACCAAATAGGAATCGTTTCTTTTTGTGATTTAATCCAATAGCTGAGATATATGTGGCTGCTCTTTTAGTTTCAATGCCAGCATACATAATTGCTCTTAGATCAGTTCTAACACCAAAATTTGGATCATTTAATCTATAAATGTATTCTTTGGTGAAAATACTTTGATCATTGATAAATCTATTAAACACTGTTCGTTTACTTGACTGAGGAGTGGGCTTAAACGGTTCCATATAGGCTTTAATAAAGATATTACTGTATAATCTATCATTTGGTGTGTTAATAGATAGTACAAATTTTTTATCAATTTTACTGTAATTTGCTTGATCCTGAGCACGAACAATGAACTCAAACTTTCTATCAATGGTTGTTTCGTCGCCGTCTAATTTAAAAGCGTTATTGTCAAATGTAATCATGCCTTTAATGTCAGTGCCATTGCCATATTGTTCAACTTTGCCAGTAATTTCCCCATCTCTAGCTAGTTTAAGGCCCGGTGGCAATTCACCATTGACAACTTGATATCTAATATCTGCACCTAATAATATACTTGATGCTTGAATTTTCAATGTACTAATGTAATTTGCATCAATGGCGCCTAAATTTTCAGGTGTAATCCAGCTCATTTGACTGTTAATTTCACCTAAAATTTTAATTGAAAAAGTGCGAATGCTTGATGCTACTTCATTTTTTCTACCATATCTACTGGCATTGATTGTAAAGTGATATGTTTCTTCAATTTCAGATTGATATGGAACAATACCAAATAGCTCGCCATTTGTTGAATCTAATTTAAGTCCCGGTGGCAATTGGCTAATTGAACTATCTGGATTAGATGGTTCTAAAGTATATAATATAGTGCCCAATTCTATAGAATTATAAACATCTAATTTAATTATATGATAATTATTAGCTCTTAATATTCCTAAATTAGGTTTGGTAAACCATATGGGATTTCTAACTCCACTATTAGCAGCAGTATAAGTGTTATTGCCTGCGCTCATTATGGTGTTATCAGCACGTAAAAAATCTTCGTTGACTACATAAATTCTGAATTTTCTTTTAACTAAGGTATCGCCATCACTGACAGTGACAATGAATTCATAATTTCTATTTAATTTTTTGAAGCCAATTGCAGGTAATGAATAATCAAAATTAATGGTGTCAAATTTAAAACTGTCAAACCCGTTATCTGATTTGAGACCGTAGTCAAATCCGTTTTTATCATAAAGTGTTCGATCAAAGTTGCCATTTCTATCTGATAATGCAATTGATAATAATGGCTCGATAAACCCTGTGATTAGGCCATTTTCATCCATTTTAAGACCTGGTGGCAATGTGCCATCATCACTGCTGATAAAGTGTCTTAATCGTTGACCAGCAGCAACATCGGTATCTGTAACTGTTATTTGAAATTCAACAGGACTGGAATCTAATATAAAATATGTTTCGTTAGGTCCAACTGGTAATAGCCCCTCTGGATTTATTATGATGGGTTGGTCCTCACCGCCAATAGTAATTGTATATGTTCTATCTGAAATTTCATTATTTTTGCTGGCTCTTATACAGAATTCAAAATCAGTTGGTTTGGCTACTTCTAAAGGTGTTCCTATTATTGATGCGCCATGTAATCTTAATCCAGGTGGTAGTTTACCTGAAATTACATGAAACTTTACATTATTGGCAGATATAGGCAGTGGGATAACCAGTTGAGTTCTTTCTTCGTAAATGCCTAAATTGTATCCAGATCTTTGGGTCCAAACGTCTAACATGATTTTGTCCTATAACTATATTTATAGGATTTTGGTTAGCTATTTTTGTCCCTTATCACAGGCATTATAGTGTTGCTGCCTCCATATGGTTGGGCAGAACCAGGCATAATTCCTAATTTTAATCGATGTTTCTTTGCTATTAAAGGAAAACTAATTTGATCACGACTGCTATGTTTACAGATAAATTCCCACCAAGTTAATAATGCTGCCTGAACCTTGGGAGTGTTGGCATAGACCAAACTGGTCAGTTCATATAGACCAGATTTAGCAGGCCAGTTAATACGGTTAAAATAGTCTAAAGTACTGGACAAACTGTCATTAGTATCAAAATTAATGCGGTTTAATAGGTCTATTTCCTCATAAACGCAATCTCTAGCAGCATGACGCCAAACAGCCATGTCCTTGTCTTTGACATGAGTGTTAATTAGTTCTTCTGGATCCATTTGTAATTCACAATGATGATCATGCCAGATGTAATAATCGTATCCAGGTAACAATAGGAAGCCTAATATTTTAGGCAATTTGGCATTGCGTCTAGGATAGAAGTATGAATCTAAACTAAAGTCTAATAAAGGTTTTTGTTGCCAGACTTTACATTCATGTTCACGATCAACAAAAGCATAATAATCAGCGTTGGTATATCCGCCATTAGCGGGATCTTGTATAGTGGCGCCTTGTAACCCACTAACACCAGTTATAACAGCAATTTTCATAAGCAGTTAAGCATTGCCCCCGTCAATTATTGCTCCTTCATCTAAATTAAAAATAGTTGCTGATCCACCACCATCTACGTCTGTAGTTGATGGTACAACAACATTGCCAGGGATCCAACTCCCATCACCGTTATATACTAATGCCTGACCCTCTATTAAGTCAATTGAATTTGGCACTACTACATCACTTAACCCATCCAATTTATGATTGCTAATGTCACTGATCTGTCCAATGAATCGTGTGGCCTGCACAGTGCCACTTACTACCACTTGTCCAGCTTGAATTGTAATTGGTGTATTACTTTTAAGTTTAAATCCATTAAGATCCAAATCACCACCAAGTTTTGGACTAGTGTCTTCAACTAAACTAGTTATGTCGCTTTCTAAGGTGCTAAAATTAATATTGACTTTGGCAAAGGCAGTACGTAAGTCATCACCTGTTCCATCGTTGGCATAATCACCTAAATTAATTGTTTGTAATGAGATTGGCATATTGTATTTAACTATGCTAATTAAATTCTTTTAATTCTTGGACGTGGCCATAGTTGGCCATAACTTGGTCTAGATTTCATATTTTTCTTAGGAAACACATTACCAGTTAATGGTCTTTCTGGATATAAGTAAACAATTGAATTACTAGCACCACCTAAGTAGTTAAAGACCCCGTTAAATTTTTCAACGTTATCACTAGTACTGTATGGATCTTCCTCCATTTGTCCAATTGATACAAATCTATCTAACAATAAATCTCGTACTTCTGCATGGGTCAGATAAGGATAAGTTTCTAACATACAACCTATAATACCTGCTACCTGAGGTGCAGCAAAGCTTGTACCATTCCCATAAGTTTTATAATAACTGCCATTTCTTGGATCGTAGACTCCAAAAAAGACATTACTAGCTCCTTCAATAGTTTCACCAGGTGCCCAAAGATCTACTCTAGAATTAGTATTACTAAAACTAGATTTTTGAGATCTTGCTTTGGCACTAAGAGAGCCAACACATATGGTGTCATTGGCACAGGCCACAGTGCCCTGTCGATGATAGTAAGTAGTACCACTAGAAATCAAATAGTCATTATAGTGATCATTGACATCGGCGCTATATTTTTGCATATTGAGCGAAGAATTTCCAGCAGCAAATACCAAAATAACTCCAGCATTAACCATATCAGCCATATCAGCCTCAACGTATGAAACACGAACTGGTACTGCAAGTTTACTAGAGGTTTGAGTTATACCAGTTGTTGTTATGGCACCACTAGTTTTACTGCTAGGATAGGCAAAATCATTAAGACTCCAACTACTAGTATTATATACCACACCCAAATGTCTCATTGAGCTTATTGGTAAACTCAAAAGTTGGCCCACAAACTCCCAGCTACAATTCATAACAGTGGGATTTTTACGACCAGTAGTAGGGTTGATAGGTTTATTAAGATGAAATTGTTTAACATATTGAAAAACATTAGTGTTTGGTTCTGGACTATTGCCACTAGTGCCATAAGGATTAATCATATATACATTGGCGTCTCTGGCCCACCCACAAGTATTTCCCACAGCAATGCTGGCCACAAGTGCTCCATGATTTCCTGATGGGTTAGCAACATATGTATATGTTCCATTTCCGCCACCGACAACTGCGTTTTTATGTTGGTACCAGTTATATTCTATAACTCTAGTTCCGCCTGTGCCATCAGCATTTACAGCCATTTCTGGATGATTGGTTTTGATATGGTCATCACAGATAACAACATCCACATTGAGTCCACTAGATGTAGTACTTATAGTTTCGCCAGGAAGCTCGTAGCCACCAAATACGTCGTTGCCCCATCCAGCGGGGCTGAATCCGTCAAT